GCCGGCTGATCAGCCGGCCTCGCAAGGAGCGAGCCAATGACCATAAGCCCCGGACCGCTTAGCGTCGTTCCGCTTAACGAGCCCGACGAAAATCCAACGAATCCGCCGGCCTATGTGTCGGCGCGCGCGCTGGGTGCTAACTCGGCGGAAACGATTACGGTGCCGGCCGGCGCGCGCTTTGTCAGGCTTGCCGGCAACGCCGATTTTTACGTCGCCTATGGCGCCGGCGTGACAGCCGTGGTGCCGGTCGACACCGATGATGGCAGCTCAAACGAGCTGATCAAAAACAATGGCGGCGGCGCCGTTTGGCGCAGCGTGCAGGGCCTCACTGCGCTCAGCGTGATTTCGGCCGCCAGCGCCAGCATCGTTACGGCAAGTTTTTATACCTAGTCGCCAGGCGTCCGCCGCCGCGCGGTCACGCGGCACCTCCACCAGCAAATGCAACAAGCAAGCACAAGGAGATAAGCCATGACTGTTATGCGCACCTCGATCCACGGTCGACGCTTCGGCCTCGGCCCCGACGATGAACTGGTATCGAACGAGATCCGGCTGTCCTCGCCCGCGGTCGACTGTTCGATTAGCGTGGCCGCCTCGCAGACCTCGCCGCGCGCGGTGACCCTGCAGCTGAAAAATGCCCGCGGTGAAAACGTCAACGAGGCAACGCCGCTCAGGCTGTTTCTGTTTCTCGATGCCGGCATGGTGGCGTTTGCCGCGACTGGCGGCTCGACCGGCATTGCCGCATCGGTTGGTATCGTCGAGGCGATTATTGCCAAGCTGTTGTTCCAGGCGGTCACCAATACCAGCGGCGCAATGACGCTGTCGTGGACCGACACCGCGCATGAGGTTGCTTTCCTCGGCGTGCAGCTGCCGAACGGCCGCATCGTTATGTCGCCGGCGCTGACCACGGCGTAACATCAATGGTGAGAATGGCGTGACGTTACTCGACGACGTTCTCACTAGGCTGAACGAAAAGCCGCCGGCGGTTCGCGAACAAGCGATCGCCGGCGCGCTCAAGGCAACCGCGCATCTGCCCTGGGTGCCTAATCCCGGGCCGCAAACGGAAGCGTTCTACTGCGAGGCCGACGAGTTGTTGTTCGGCGGCCAAGCCGGCGGCGGCAAGTCCGATCTGCTGCTAGGGCTGGGGCTGGCATCGCACCAGCAGTCGCTGATCCTGCGGCGCGTCAACGTCGACGTCGAGAAGGTTGGCGGGCTCGGGCCCCGTTTGGTGTCGATCCTCGGCAGTGCCGAGGGCTACAACGCGCAGAAGCACGTCTATAGCGCCGGCAGGCGGGAGATCGAGCTCGGCGGTTGCGAGCAAGAGAAAGACAAAGAACGCTACAAGGGCCGCCCACATGATCTGATCGGCTTTGACGAGCTGGCCGACTTCCTCGAGAGTCAATACCGTTTCATTATCGGCTGGAACCGATCGACCGATCCAAAGCAGCGCTGCCGCATCGTGGCGGCGTCCAATCCGCCGACCACGCCAGAAGGTCAATGGATCGTGCGGCGCTGGGCGCCCTGGCTCGACAAGAGCTATCCCAACCCGGCCAAGGACGGCGAGCTGCGCTGGTTTTTGACCATCAACGACAACGACATTCCGGTCGACGGGCCCGGCCCGCACCAGGTCGAAGGCCGCAAGAAGCCGGTGCGCGCTACTTCGCGCACCTTCATCCGCTCGACGCTCGAGGATAACCCGGATCTGACGCACGGCGATGGATCCTACGAGGCGCGGCTCGAGGGCCATACCGAGGCGCTGCGGCGGGCCTATCGCGACGGCGACTTTTCGGTCGCGCTGCAGGACGACGAATGGCAGGTGTTTCCGGTCGGCTGGATCGAAGCGGCGATGCAGCGCTGGCAGAACAAGCAGCCGAAAGGCGTGGCGCAGACCGCCATGGCGATCGATATCGCGCAAGGCGGCGACGACCAGACCGTGATTTCTTACCGTTATGGCGGCTGGTACGCGCCGCTTGACGTGACGCCAGGCTCCGAGACGCGTGAAGGTTATCAGGTGACGGCGCGCGTGGTGCGCTTTCGCCGTGATCGCTGTCCGGTCATTCCCGACATTGGCGGCGGCTTTGGCGCCGACGCGCTGGTGTCGATGAAAGAGAACGGCATTGCGGTCTACCCGCACAACGGCGTGCTGGCTTCGACCGCGCGATCGCAAGACGGTCAATACAAATTCAAGAACAAGCGCGCCGAGGTGCACTGGCGCTTTCGCGAGGCACTTAATCCCGAGCAGGAAGGCGGCAGCATCGTCGAGTTGCCGAACGATCCGCTGCTCAAGGCCGATCTGGCGTCGGTACATTACCAGCTGACGCGCGAGGGCATCCTGATTGAAGAAAAAAAGGCGATCAAGAAGCGCATCGGCCGCTCGCCCGATCGCGGCGATTCCGTGGTGATGTGCTGGGGCGAGGGCGAGAAAGCGGTTGCGCGTACCATTAGGATCGCCCGCAACTCGGCGCGCAGTCAGCAAAACAACATCGGCTACGCCAAATTAAAACAAGGACCGGGCTATGGCGGGCGCTGACATCGGGAAAACGGTGGCCGATCTACTCGCTCGCGCGCAACAGCGCGCGGCAATCGTTGAAAGCGCGGTCGACAAGATGCTGCGCGCGGTCGAGACGGAAGCCGATGGCGAGACGATTAAGCCCGGCCAGAGTGTGACCATTACCTGGACGGTGTCGGAACTGTGCGCGGTCTGCGAAACGCTGTCGGGGCGATGAAATGAGCCGCTTCGACGACGCTGGCGGACCGGCCATTCCCTATTCCGACAAGCACCCCGAGCGCTGCCAGCCGGCGCCCGGTCCGGCGTTTGTACTGCCAGGCGACGACGAGGCGCGTGTTGCTTATGAGGCGCAGCTCGCTGACTTACCGGAAGAGCAGCGAGAGGCGTATTGTGCAAGTAACTTTCCGGACGGTGCCGCCCGGCAATGTGGTGATGATCCGGCGATGCCGCCGGCGGGCGGCCAGCCGCATTGGCGGCGCGACGTCAACATCGGCTACGCGCATCTGAAAGGACGATCCTGATGACGCAAATGTTTACCAAGGCCATGCCGGCGCCGCCGACTCCATTGCCGCCGCCGACCATGCCCGATCCGATGGGCCCGGGTGCGCAGGAAGCCGCGCGCAAGGCGGCGCAGGATGCTGCGACGCGCGGCGGGCGATCGTCGACCATCCTCACTACGGTAGCAAATCGTAGTCGGCAAACCGTCGCCGGCGGTGCCCAGCCGGGCGCGCCCTACAGTTCCCCTAATTTGGCAGCGAGTTGATCATGGCAAAAGACAAGACGGCAAAGAGCGATCCGATGCTGGCGGCGCTGATCAACAAACTGCCGGCGACCGGCGAACCGTGGCCGCTGGCCCAGCGTGTCGAGTGGCTCAACATGATCGCCATGAGCTTCAACATGGTGTTCGGCCAGGCCGAACCGATCCACATCGGCACCACGCGCGTGAACTATACCCGCGATGCGGTGATGATGGCGCGGGAAGCCTCCGATCTGGTGAGCAAGATTGTCCTTGATACGGCGCGACCTGTCGTCGCCAAGCCCAACCCGCCGCGCTTCTTCATCGACAAGCAAGGCTATGCCCGCAAGGATCCGGGCGGCATCCGCATCATGCCCGGCAATATCGATGCCGGCGAGGTGCTGTTCGACGATCGCGGTGAACACGGCGACCTAGCCACCATCACTTGGTCGGATGACAGCCAAGGCGTGCTCGGCCTGCAGCTCGATATTTCCGCAACGCCTGACCAAGCGAAAGCCGTCTGATCATGGCCGCTGCGGTCGCGCCCGTCATGCGCCAGCGCGTGCGCGACCTGATCAAGCAGGGCGACGGCATGTTTACGACCGGCGCCCCGCGCCTGTCGCTGTGGCAGACGCTGGCCGAAAACTTCCATGTCATGCGCGCCGACTTCACGCGCGTGCGCTATATCTCCGAAGAATTCGGCAGCTACCTGATGACCGGCCGGCCGGCGATGGCCTGCCGCGATCTGACCAATTCGATCCCTGCCATGCTGCGGCCGCGCGGGCAACAATGGTTCAAGCAGCGCACGCATGCCAAGCGGGTCAACGATAACGTCGCCTGCCGGCAGTGGCTCGATTGGGCGTCCGAGACGCAATACAACGGCATGTATGCGCGCCGCGCCAAGCTGATGCGCGCCACCAAGGAATGCGATGGTGATTACGCCGCCTTCGGCAATGGCGTGATTACCTGCGAGCCCAACCGCACGCGCGACACGCTGTTGTATCGCAACTGGCATCTGCGCGACGTGGTGTGGGCGGAAAACGCCGAGCTCGAGATCGACCGGGTCAATTTCAAGTGGAGTCCCGAGTGCCAGGTGCTCGCCGAAATGTTCCCCAAGTTTATCGACCCCAAGGTCGAGCTGGCGCGCAAGGACAATCCGTTCAAGACAATCCAATGCCGGCGCATCATCATCGATGCCGACGACTACGACATGCCGCGGGCGCAGCGCAAAGACCGCAAGTGGATCTCGATTTACGTTGATTGCGAGAACGAGACGCTGCTCGAGGAAGTGCCGGTCAGGGTCAATCCTGCCATCATCCCGCGCTGGGCGACCGTGTCGGGCTCGCCTTACGCCTATTCGCCGGCGGCAATCTACGGGCTGCCCGACGGCCGCATGCTGCAGCAGATCACGCTGACCATCCTCGAGGCCGGGCAAAAGGTGGTGGATCCGCCGATGATCGCCGTCGGCGAGGCCATCAACGGCGGCGTCAATAGCGGCGCTGGCATGGTGACCTGGGCGGACGCCGATTACGACGAGCGCATGGGCGAGGTGCTGCGGCCGATCACGCTCAAGCCGGAAGGCCTGGCGTTCGGCGCGCAGCGCGAAGAGCGCATCGAGAAGATGCTCGACAACGCATTCTTCCTCAATCAGCTGCGCATGCCGCAGGTCACCAAGGAAATGACCGCCGACGAAACCGAGCGGGTCTACGAGGAATTCATGCGGCAATCGCTGCCGCTGCTCGAGCCGATCGAAGAAGAATATTCCGGCCAGCTGTGCGAGACAAGTTTCGAGCAGATGCGCGACATGGGGTCGTTCGGCTCGGTGTACGACATGCCGCAGCAGCTGCGCGGCGCCGATCTCAAGTGGGAATTCACCTCACCGCTGCAGGCCGCCAAGGACAAGATCAAGATCGGCAAGTTCCAGCAGGCGATCCAGATTGTTGTCGGTGCGATGCAGATCAACAAAAATGCTGCTGACAATTTGGATCTCGATAAAGGCGTGCGCGACGGTCTTTTGGCGGCCGATGGCGCCGACTGGATTGTCGACGAGAAGCAGCGCGATCAGCGGCGGCAAAATGATGCCGCACAGCAGCAGGCTCTGGAAGCAGCACAAGCAGTGGCACATGGCGCCGATGCGGCAACGCGGGTTGCCGGTGCGGTCAGCAGTGGCCAGGACGCCATGCAGAAGCTGCAGCAGGCCGGTTTTAGCGCGCCGGGCGCCTGATGGCCGACAAGCCCGCGGCGACTAAAAAAGCAAAAGCATCGTGGCCGTGGTTTCCGGTCGAGTTTGAAGACGCCGATGTGTTCGCGTTGCAGGCGCTCGAGGCCGGTGTGGCCAATGAAGGCCAGCAAAAGCGCGCCATGACGTTCGTCCGCGAAAAGTTGTGTGAGGAAAACCGTCTGGAATTCTGGCCTGGTGGTGAAGACGGCCGCCGCGCCAGTGACTTCGCCGGCGGCAAGCGGTTTGTCGCGCTGCAGATCCGCCGGCTGCTGCGGCTAAAGCCTGTCGTAACGACGGCCCGCGGTGCGCCGCCGCCGATGCCAGGCGAGAAGGCAGCGTCTTAAGTCAAGTTTCATCGGCACCCGTTCCATGCTGCGCGGATCGGGCCGCACTCAGCACAACCACGCTTTCGATCCGTGGGTGCCGCCGCGCCGACTGGTAGGCCAGCGCGGGATGTAGAGACGGAAATCGAAAGAAGAAAACGCCGTAGCGCCTCGAGCCCGCAATCCGGCGGGAGTTGGAAACTTGGCGTCGGTCCATTTAATTCAACGAAGGAAAATTGTCATGTCCGATCCAGTTGTACCTGCTCCTGCCCCGACACCCGCACCAGCGCCGGCTCCTGCACCGGCACCGGCACCGGCTCCTGCACCGGCGCCTGGCGCTCCGACCATTGCCGGCGGCGGCGAACCAAAGCCGGCTCCCGGCACGGTTCCCGGCAAATGGCCGGAAACGTGGCGGCAGGATCTGGCTGGCGACGACAAGGCCTATCTGAAAACGCTCGAGCGCTATGATTCGCCGGTCGCGGTCGCCGCGGCGTTGAAGGAATTGCGCGGCAAGGTATCCGCGGGCGAGCTCAAGGCGGTCAGCGAGCCGCCGGAAAACGCCACGCCCGAGCAACTGGTCGAATGGAAAAAGGAGCAGGGCCTGCCGGTCAAGCCGGAAGGCTACATCGTCGATCTCAAATTGCCTGAGGGCGTCGTGCCGGGCGAGGCCGACAAGCCGCTGCTCGATGGCGTCGCCAAGATGGCGTTCGAGAACAATATCCCGCAGGACACCGTCAACAAGTTCGCCAGCTGGTTTTACCAGACGCAGGATATGGTCGCCGCGCAACGTGACGAGGACGACGGGAAATTCCACGATGAAGCGCTCGGCGTGCTGGCGCAGGAATGGGGCAAGGAACTCAAGACAAACCAGAACTATATCGGCAGTCTCGGCGCGGTATTCCCGCAAGGCAACGAGAACGAGGCCGGCGCCTGGGATCGGTTGTTGAGCGCGCGCACCATGGACGGCAAGATCGTCGGCGACGATCCGGCGATCCTGCGCGGACTGGTGGCGCTGGCGCGCGAAGCCTTCCCGGCCGCGAGCGTCGTGCCGGCCGGCCAGCAGAATCCGCCGGTTGCCATTGCCGAGCGCAAGGCCACGCTCGAGGGCATGATGGGCGATCCGCGCAGCGACTATAACCGCGGGCCGAAAGCGGCGGCCTTGCAAAAGGAATATGCCGAGCTGGTCGACGCCGAGCTCAAGATGCAGAACAAGAGCCGCGCGGCCTAACGTGCGTGTGGTCTATTCCGCGCCGCCGATGATCGACGAGATCGACGCGGTGTTCGGTGTCAAAGGCAAGCCGATCATCTTTGCGTGGGGTGACCGGATCTACAATCCGATGGCGGTCGATGTGCGACCGGAATTACTCGCGCACGAGCGCGTGCATGGTGATCGGCAGAAGCTGTTGCATGTTGATCTGGCGACCGCCGTCGAGATCTGGTGGCGCCGCTATCTGTTTGATCGGGACTGGCGCTTGGCCGAAGAGATACCTGCGCACCGCGCGGAATATGACCGGCTGGTGGAGATCCACGGCAACAATCGCAACGTGCGCCGGCAATGCCTAGCACATGTTGCGCTGAAACTCGCGGCGCCGCTGTACGGCAAGCTGATCACGGTCACCGCCGCCAAGAAAGCAATTCTGGCATCTGAGCCAGTTTAAGTTTCGTCCGCGCCTAACCGCGCGGCGATTATCGCAGCGAGCGACCGGACACCCCGCCAAAAGCGGCCCCGGTCGTCGGTGCACCTCACCCGCCCATGTGACGCCCCGTCGGGCAGCGATTGCGGCCCCGCCGACTTGATCGGCGGTCACCCCGCGCCGTCGCTGCGCTGCCGGATACCCGGAACGAAAGGCACAGCAATGATGATCCAAAAGGTGATTGCCGAATGGCAACCGACCAAGCCTTACAAATTCAATACCGTAAGGAAGCGATCATGGGGTTCGAGTTCGGCATGTCCGATCTGCGATCCTCCGTTACGACCGAAGCGGTCATCAAGGGAAACCAAGCGGTCTTCCTTGTAGCTGACTCCGGCGGCGCTTCCGCAACGACCCGCGGTGCCAATGGTCTGATCCCGGCGCGTGCCGACGATCTCAACCAGTACACCGCGACCCTCGCCGAATGGCACGACCTGGTGCGTCGCACCAGTTTCAACCTCTTCACCTCGCAGGGTGATGGCAAGAGGATCATGCAGGCCACCACCCGCAAGGTGATGAACCGCAAGATCGATCTCGACATTATCTCCGCGCTGGTGAACGGCACCAACCACACCAACACGACCGGCGCCGGCGTTACCGCCAGTCTCAACCTGGTGACCAAGGCGCTGACGATCCTTGGCAATAACCAGGTGCCGGCGGAAGAGGAAGATAATATGTTCTTCCTCGCCACGTATGCGTTCCGCGCCTACCTGATGCAGATCCCCGAATTCACCAAAGGCGGGGAATACGTCGATGTGAAGCCGCTGGTCGGCCCGCAACGGCGTTTCTATCGTTGGGCGGGTTTCAACTGGATCTTCTCGCCGCTGGTGACCGGCGTGGCGACCAACAACGAAACTTGCGTGGCCTTCCATCGCGATGCGATCGGCCATGCCGTGAACACTGGCGAAATGCAGGCCCTCGCCGGCTATCACGAAGAGCAAGACTATTCTTGGGCACGCACCACCTGCTTCATGGGTTCGCAGCTGCTGCAGAACAAGGGCGTTGTCCTTGTCCCGCACGACGGCTCGGCCTTTGCAGCGGTTTAAGGGAGGGATCTGATCATGTCTTATACGACCTCAACCCTCTCCATCATCGACCAGGATATCGAGGGCGGCCAGAAGGAATTTTGGTACCGCACCGCAGACACCATCCAGCAGGTGCTGGCGACGGGCTACTTTACCGACGCCTTGCAAAAACGGATGGGGATCGGCGACCTGGTCTTTGTGCTGTCGGGTACGCCTGCTACCGCCACCCTCACGGAAGGCGCAGCGGTGTTCCCGAATACGGTCGGCCTCGGCGGCGACTTCGCCTCGGCGCCGACCTTGCAACCCTGCATCGTGAGTTCGATCAGTGCCGGCGCGGCGATGGTTGTCCCGTGTCTGAGCATTCCGACCGATCTTGCGGACTTCCCGCGCAACCTGATCGATGGCGGCGACTTCACCGTCAATCCCTGGCAGCGCGGTACTGCGATCAACGCGATCGCCAACACCCTGACCTATACCGCAGATCGTTTCTTCGCGATCTCCGGCGCGTCGGCCTCGGTGCAGGTGTCGAAACAGGCTAACACTGACGTTGCAGGCTTTAGCCAAGCCCTGCAGCTGCAGCGGTCCTCGACCGACACCCATACCAGCGGCATCACGCTCGGCCAGGTGTTCGAGACGATCGATTCCGTGCGGGCCCAAGGTCTGCCGGTGACGCTGTCGTTCTGGGCCAAGGCAGGTGCGAACTTTGCCGCCGGCTCGAACGGTCAGATCACCGCGATGGTGTCCGGCGGTACCGGCACGGATGACTCGGCTGCCAACCTGGTGGCCGGATCATGGACGACGCAGGCGAGCGTGATCTCGTCGGCACAAGCGATCACCGCGACGATGACGCGCTACTCGTTCACGGGCACCGTGCCCGCGACGATGACGCAGCTCGGCGTGATGCTCGCCTACACGCCGGCGGCTGGTACCACGGCCGGTGCGAATGAGTGGGTGCAATTTATGGGTGTCCAGCTCGAAGTGGGGGCGCGAGCCACCAATTACGAGCACCAGGATGCTCAGATCGCACTCGAGATCGCGCAGCGGTACTACTACCAGCTGAACGAAGGGACGACTGGCCAGATCGGCGGCGTCGGCTCGGCGTTCACGGCCTCGACCGGCCAGATCATGATTCCGTTGCCAGTGCAAATGCGCATTGCGCCGACGGTCACGGTCTCGATCGGCGGTTTCCGTCTGTCGGACGGTGCCGGCACCGGACACTTGATCTCGTCGGCAGGCTCGGCAGCGACGACGCACAGCGTCAACGCGGTCGGCTTGAACTTGACGGCGGCGGCGACGCTGACCGCCGGCCAGACGGCGTTGCTCGTGGGTCAGACCACGAACAACGGCAAGATCCAGGTGAGTGCCGAATACTAACGGCCCAGGCTTGTGGCGTGTTGCCCCGCCGTCTATCCCGGGCGGCGGGGCTTTTCCCTTTACGAGGAATTCAATGGACGTTGCACACGAGTCCGCGCAGCTTGCGAATTTTCTCAATAACATCGGCGTCAGTCTCTGCCAGGAAGGCAAGCTCGCCGCTGGCATCGCGGCGATGCGCCGTTCGGTCAATGTCAATCCGCACAATCCGGTCTGGCGGTTGAATCTCGCCGCCTATCTGGCGATGGATTGCGACGTGCATGCGGCCGCGGCGATCGCGGAAAAGGCAATCGAAGAGGATCCGACGCTCAAGCTCGGCTGGGACGTGCTCGGGCTGCATGCGACGATCCTTGGCGATCACGACAAGGCGATCAAGTGTTATGAGCGCGCGGCAGCCCTCGGCGCCGTCGGCGCGCCACAAAGCGCGTTCGATGCGACCTGCGCCCGCCTGCGCGCCGGCATGTTCGCCGAAGGCTGGCGCGGCTTTGAAGGCCGCGGCGCGTTGCGCCCGTCGTTTACGCCGTCCCCCTTGCCGCGCTGGAATGGCGCGGCCAAAGGTCATGTTTATGTGTGGGCCGAGGAAGGCGTCGGCGACAAGATCCAGTTTGCGCGGTTCCTGCCGTGGGTAAAGGAAACTGCCGGACAGGTGACCTTTGCCACGGATCCGTCGACGTTAAGCCTGTTTTGGGGCTACACGCGCGGCCAGATCAATGTCATCGAGGGGGCCGCGGCAGCGCCCGAGGGCTGCGATTACCAGATCGGCATCGCCAGTCTGCCCGGCCTCTACGGTGTCGATCTCGATCGTCTGCCGCCGGACCCGGGCCTGCTAACTTATTCGGACGTCAATGGCCGGATTGAGGCCAGCGGCTTGCGCGTCGGCATCGTATGGGCCGGCAACGCCAAGCACCCGAACGACAGGTGGCGCTCGCTGCCGTTCGAGCTGCTGCTTGAGCTCGCCAGTGACCCGCGCACGGATCTATTCAGCCTGCAATGCGGGCCGCGCGCTGGCGACATTGCCGCCGCGCGGGCGCAGCGGCTGGTGACGGACCTGTCGGGCTTGATCGAGTTCGACTGGTCGCAATGCGCCAGCCTGATCAAGTCGCAGATCGACCTGCTGGTGACGGCTGACACGGGCGTCGCGCACGTCGCAGCCGCGCTCAACGTGCCGACGTTTGTGCTGCTGTCGCGGCATTCCGACTGGCGCTGGCTTTGGGATCGCGACGATAGTCCTTGGTATCCGTCGATCCGGCTGTTCCGCCAGGACAAGTTCGGCGACTGGAAACCCGTGGTGGCGCGCGTGCGTGCGCTGATCGCCGAGATCCATCGCAATCGAGTGTTGTTGCAAGCGGCCTCGCGTAATGCGGTCCAGGCAGAAATCCTATGAACCCGACCAAAATCCGCCTCAATGGCGCGACCGCACCGCTGACCTTCCAGATGCTGCTGGAAGGCGGCGTCGTTACCGACGACCAGATTGGCGCTTATCTCAGGGCCGGTTCACCCTACGAGCCGGAAGTGACGGCCTTGTTTTGCCGGTTGCTGCGGCCTGGCGATACCGTGATCGACGTCGGCGCTAATGTCGGGTGGTTCACGATGCTGGCCGCGGCGCTGGTCGGGCCGCAAGGCCGCGTCGTGGCGTTCGAGCCCGGCCCGGATAACGTCGTCAAGCTCAAGCGCAACATCATCGTCAACGGCTTTGAGAATGTTGCCGTGGTGGCGCAGCCGGCCGGCGATCAGCTTGGTCCGGTGACCTTCCACCTTAATGCCGATGGCAATGGTGGTCATTCGCTGTGGGATCCGGCTGAGTTTCCGGGCAATGAAAAGTCGCGCGCTAATCCGCGCTCTATCGAGATCGAAGCGACCACGCTCGATCAATGCGTGGCGACGGCTGCGCTGCAGCCGCGTTTGATCAAGCTTGACACTGAGGGCAACGAGCAGCGCGTGCTTGAGGGTGCCCGTGAACTGCTGGCGCAAAGTTTTCCGCCGTTCGTGATCGCCGAGATGCACGAGTTCGGCCTCGCCAAGATGGGCGACAGTCAGGCGACGCTGCGTGGCACCATGGATGCACTCGGCTATTCAACCTTTCTGGTCTTCGCTGACGGCTCCTTGCCCGTGCTGATCCCGCCGGCGACCGTGATCAGGTCTGAGTTGATCCTCAATCTGTTGTTTTCGACGCCCAAGGACGTCGGCCAGGCCTGGCCGCAATTCGATTTGTCGCCGCAAGCAGCGGCGACCGGCCGACCGCTGCATGGCTATCTCGCCGGCGAAGCGATGCGGCGCGCACGGCAGGGCGCTGCCAAATGAAACTGGCGTTTGATTGGGGCGTTTCGTCCTATTACGGCTGGGGAGTCTACGGGCTCAACCTGGCGCTCGAACTCGCCGACTCGCCGGTCGAAGCGCTGACCACGCAAGTCGTCGATCGCAAACGGCTGGGCATTGACGCGCTGCGGCTCAAGGCGATCGAGCCTTTTCTCAAACGCTCGGCGTTGGCGCCGATCGCGGATCTATCCGACGTGCTCATGTTGCATGCCCTTGGTAACGATGTGTTGCCGGAAAGCACGGCGAAGGTTGGCGTAATTTTCTTCGAGGAAATGCTGACGTCACAAGCCGTCGAACGCGCCAAGCGCTATGATCTGATCGTTACCGGCTCGTCGTGGAATGAGGATGTGCTGCGCCGTCACGGCATCGACCAGGTCAAGACGGTGTTGCAGGGCGTCGATCCGACGTTGTTTCATCCGGCGCCGCGTTGCGACCTGTTCGATGATCGCTTTGTGATTTTCTCGGGCGGCAAGGCCGAGCCGCGCAAAGGCCAGGATCTGGTCGTCAAGGCGTTCCGGCGCTTTGCCGCGCGCCATTCCGATGCGCTGCTGGTGACCGCTTGGCACTCGCCCTGGCCGGCGCTCGCGGCCGGCATGGATCTGGATCTGTCCGAATGCACCGATCAGGTGATCGACGTTGGCGCGGTCCCGAATACGCAAATGGCGCAGGTCTATCGCGAATGCAATGTCGCGCTGTTCCCCAATCGTGCTGAGGGCGGCACCAATTTGGTTGCGATGGAATGCCTGGCGTGCGGCGTGCCGAGCATCCTGTCGGCTAATACCGGCCATCGCGATTTGCTCGCGTTGCCCGGCGTCCATGCGATTGGTGAGCGCGAAAGCGATTATTGGTGCGGATGGGGAGAATGTGACGTCGACGAGATCGTCGCCGCGCTCGAACTTGCCTATCAAAAAAACTGGCAGCCAACGTCTTCGGCGGTGTTTCCGTTGACCTGGCGACGCACGGTTGCCGAACTTCTTGAAGCCGTCGCGCCGTATCAACCGGCAAAGTCCATCGCGGCCTGAACTGCCGCACAACCTTGAAAGGTGATCTATGAGTGAAGCGAAAACTGAGGCACGGCCTGCCGATCCGAAAACCGACAAGCAGCCCGGAATGACTGGCGTTGGCGCAGCGGCGCCGGTCAAGGTTGCGCCACTGGCCGCTGATCGCTGGCAGCTCGGCGAATTCCTCAACGCGCGCCATGCCGTCTGCCTGCCGGCCGCCACGCCGTTCGACAACGTCCTGCGCCCGGAATTTTGGGCCAACATCGTGCGGCTCAAACCCGACGATATCATCGAGGTGCGCACCGAAGACCGCAAGTTCTATGCCGAGCTGATCGTGTTGGCGCGCGGCCGCAATTGGGCGACCGTCGCCGTGATCCGCGAGCCGATCGAGTTGAAGGCCGCCGCGCTGCCGCCATCGCAGACCTCGGCCTATAAGGTCGAATATGCCGGCAGCCACGCGCAATGGCGGGTGGTGCGCAATTCCGACAATGCCGTGGTGCGCGACAAGATCCCGACCGAGGATGCCGCGGTGCTGTGGGTCAAGAACACCGAACGCGCGCAGGCGGCGTAAGGCCGCCATGCCACTCAAGGCCGGCAAGAGCAAGCAGACTTTCGTCGGCGATATTCGCGAGTTGATGCACGCCTATGCGGCGACCGGCCGCATTGGCAATTCACGGCCAGCGAACAAGGCGAAGGCGGACAAGCAGGCCGTTGCCATCGCTTACCGCAAACGCAGAACGATCGGACACGGGCGATGACCGACAGGCTGACCCTCTACAATCTGGCGCTCGGTCATCTGCGCGAAGGCAAGATTGCCTCGCTCAGTGAAAACCGCGAGCCGCGTCGCGTGCTCGACGACTATTGGGACAACAATCTGGCCTATTGTCTCGAGCGCAAGCTATGGAATTTTGCCAAACGCGCGGTCGCGATCGATGCCTCGACCACGGTCACGCCGGGCTTTGGTTACAAATACGCTTTCAAGATCCCGGCCGACTGGATCCGCACCGTCGTCGTGTCCGGCGAACAGACCTGCCAGCAGCCATTGCTGCGGTATATCGAAGAGACTGGCTATTGGTACGCCGACATGACGCCGCTTTATGTCATCTACACCTCGAGAGATCCGCTCTACGGGCTCAATCTCGGTGAGTGGCCGGCCTCGATGGAAGCCTATGTCGCGTTGCGGCTGGCTTGCGAGAGTTGCGGCCGCATTACCAATTCGACCGAGCTGCTCAAGGGCGAGGAAGGCCTCTTAAAGCGCTCGGACAAGGCCTACAAGGTCGCGATCGCCAATTGCACCATGAACGATCCCCCGGCCTATCTGCCGCTCGGCACCTGGGCCAAATCGCGCCGCGGCAACATGACCCGCATCGGTGGCGGCGGTGACAATCCGGGTGGGAGTCTGCTCGGGTGAGTTTCGGCCGCGCGGTATGTTTCCCGGCCTGTTTCCAACAAGAAGAAACCGACGCACAACGCACGCGCCGTGAAATGGCGGCGTTTGATGAGCTGTCGCCGGAAGCGCGCGCGGCCTTTCGCGACGCGCGCCAGCAGTTCGGTGTGCGCGACGTCGTCTCGCTGGTGCAATCGCGCGGCTGCCCGCCGGCAGTCAAGCAAGCGCTCGAGCAGCGCGGCTTGCTGCCCTACCAAGTCGAGGGTGACTGGATTGTTGCCGAAACGGTGCGGCAGCTCGACGCCAAACATACCAACGACGCGAACGGAGCAAAGGGCCTTTAATGGCGAAAATCAACGCGCCGTTTTATTCGTTCAATCAGGGCGAAGTCTCCAAGCTGGCGCTCGGCCGCGTCGACGTGGTCAAGCTGCGGCTCGCCGCCGAATGCCAGCTCAACTGGCTGCCCTGGGTGCTCGGCCCGATGATGCTGCGGCCGGGCTGGATCAAGGTCGGCGAGATCTACAACGATCTGGCCTGCAAGATGCTGCGCTTTGTGTTTGCCAAGACCGATACGGCCAGCATTGAGTTGACGCCGAACCTGATGCGGATCCGCGTCAACGACGCGCTGGTCAGCCGTGTTGCGGTGTCGACCGTGGTGTCCGATGCCAATTTTGCCGGTGGTGGCACCTGGGCGACAACCGGTACGACGTCGGGGGCTTCGGCAACCGTCGGGTCTGGATTGTGTACGTTGAGTTGCCCGCCGGTCGGCGGCCTGGCGCAGATCCAGCAGGCGATCGCGGTCGGCGCCGGCGATTACGGCAAGGAACACGGCCTGCGCATTGTCGTGAGCAACGGCCCGGTGACCGTGCGTGGCGGCTCGTCGATGGGTCTGTCCGATTTGATTCCGCAGAGCGTGCTCGATACCGGCACGCATTCGCTGGCCTGCACGCCGTCGTCGAATATCAATCTGCAGATTTCCTCGATTGACGCCCGCAACAAAACGCTCACCTCGGTGTCGATCGATAATCCCTCGTCGGGCGCTGCCGTGCCGCTGACAATTCCGACGCCCTGGGGTGCCGGCGATCTCGCCAATATCCGCTACGATCAATCGGGCGATATCATCTTTGCTGCCAGCTATGGGCTGCAGCAATACAAGATCGAGCGGCGTTCGGTGAATGGTTGGTCGGTCGTGTTGTATCGGTCGAACGACGGGCCGTTCCAGCAAAGCCCGGCGCTGCTCGCCAACTTCACGCCGAGCGTTTATTACGGCAACGGCACGCTCACCAGCGATCAGCCGTATTTCCAGGCCGGCCATGTCGGCGTGCTGTTTCGGCTGTTCTCCAACGGCCAGGCCAACCAAGCCGTGCTCGGCGCGCAAAACGCATTCTGCAATGCCGTGCGCGTGGTCGGTGTCGGCACGGCCAACCGCAATTACAACTGGACGACGACCGGGACCTGGGCCGGCAAGCTGACGTTGCAGCGCTCATTCGACGGCCCGACATCTGGCTTTACCGATATAACGACCGCGACCGCCAACGGCTCGCCAACCTTCGTCTCGGCGACCGGCGGCACGAGTGGTACGCCGCCACTCGACAACGCCATCTGCTGGGAGCGCGTCGGCTTCAAGGCTGGCGACTACACTAGCGGCAACGTGACCGTGGTGTCGAACTACAGCGGCGGCGGCGGCTACGGCATCTGCCGGGTGACCGGCTACAATTCGCCGACCTCGGTCAATATTGAAGTGCTGCAGCCATTTTCGTCGCTGACCGCGACCACGGACTGGCTCGAGGCTGACTGGTCGAGCCTGATCGGCTGGCCGACGGCGGTGTCGTTCGTCGAGGGTCGGCTTGGCTGGTACGGCCGCGACAAGGCATGGCTGTCGTCGTCCGACAATTTCAGCGGCTTTGCTGAAATTGATAGCCAGGGCCGGCCTGCCGGCGACGCCGGCCCGATCGTGATCGCCATGGGCTATGGCCCGGTCGACACGATCTCCTGGGGTCTGCCGCTGACCCGGCTGCTGCTTGGACGCGAACAATCGATCGCCTCGGTGCGCTCGTCGTCGTTCGACGAGCCGCTGACCTCGGTCAATATCTCGATCAAGGACTGTGCCACGCAAGGCGCCATGCGGCTGCCGGCGATCAAGGTCGACAAGCACGGCATCTTTGTGCAGCAGTCGAACCGGCGCGTCTATGTGCTGAAATTCGCTGCGCAAGAAATGGACTATGCGGCGTCCGATCTGACGCGGCTCAATCTCAACATCGGCAAGCCCGGCTTTGTCGATCTCGACATCGCGCGCCAGCCCGACACCATGATCGGCTTTGTGCGGGCCGACGGCGTGCTGGCCAATCTGTTGTACGACCCGGAAGACGACATCGTCTGCTGGACGCGCTCGCAGACGCTGGGCGTGCATGAAGATTACATCGTGCTGCCGCAGGCTGGTATTGAAGACGCGGTTTATAGCGTGGTGCGTCGCACGATCAATGGCGTGACGCGACGGTTCCTCGAGAAGAGCGCGACCCGTGATCAGTGTGTCGGCGGCGCGCTTAACTATCAGGCCGATTGCGCCGTGGTCTATTCAGGCGCGCCGGTTGCCTCGGTCGCACTGCCGCATCTGCCGAATACCGAGGTCATCGTGTGGGCGGATGGCGCCGCGATCGGCAGCGGCACGACCGACGGCTCGGGCAATCTGGCGATGCCTGACAGCCAGACGCACAGCAATTATGTCGCTGGCCTGGGCGGCAAGAAGGTGAGCGCGACCAGTACCACGCCGACTAACACGCTGGCGACGCCGGCGGCCTACAACGGCTATCCGGCCGAAGTGTTTGCCGATATCGGCGCGACCGGCAAGCTGGTCAGCCTCGGCACCCTGGTGTCGGCGGCGGGCGCGATCGCGCTGCCGAACGGCCAACTGGCGACCACCATCATCGCGTTCTTCGGCTACATGGCGCCGTTCATGTCGGCCAAGCTCGCTTATGCCGCAGTCGGCGGCTCGGCACTCAACCAAAAAAAGAAAATCGATCACGTCGGCCTGGTGCTGTACGACACTTATTACCAGGGTCTGCAATACGGCCAGCGCTTCGACAAGCTCGACGACATGCCGCTGGTCAATGCCGGACAGACGACACCGTCTGGAACGGTCTGGTCGGAATTCGAGGAACCCTCGATCTCGCTGCCGGGCAGCTGGGATACCGACGCCAGGCTCTGCCTGCTGGCGCAGGCACCGAATCCATGCACCGTCGGCACCGCAGTGATCGGCATCGACACGAAAGAGAAAATTTGAGCGTGACGTTGCGGCCTAGCCGGCGCGAGGACTTCATCGCGCTGCTGGGAGAGCCGCCAGCCTATCGCTGCAAATGCCAGACGATCGAGTGCGACGGCCGCGTGATCGGGGTTGGCGGCTTGGTGTATCGGCCCGATGGCGTGTTTGCCTCGGTGCTGCTGACCGACGAAATTCGCCGCCATCCGATGGCGCTGCATCGGGCTGTCAAGCGCGGCCTTGAAGCGGCGGGGCGCAGCGGCGTGCGCGAGATCTTTGCCGGCGCGCAACAGGGCAATGCAATGGCGGAACCGTGGCTGCGGCGGCTTGGCTTTAAGCCGCTCGACGTGCGTGGTGAGGTCGCTTGGGTGTGGCGGCACAAGGACAATGAATAGCGATGCAATTGCTTTGGGACAAATACAGCTGCATTCCCGGCCGCGGCGTTTGCGCCTTCGATCCCTTGACGCTGACCGGGCTGTCGCTCGCCACGACCGCTGTTGCCGGGGCGACGTCGGCCGCCGGCACGATCGCCGGCGGCAACGCGGCGGCACAAGCCGGTCAGATGAAACAGCAGGCCGACCAATATGCCGCCGACCAGCTGCGCGAAAACGCCGGCAGCGAGATCGGTGCCGCGCAGCGCAAGATGCTCGACACGCAATTGCGCACCAAGCTGACCAATTCTTCAGTGGAAGCGCGCGCCGCCGGCGGTGGGGTCAATGCCGCCGAGGGCAGCCCGCTGGCGACCGAGAAAGCCAATGCCGGAACGGGTGCCTACCATTCGCTGATGGATCTGTTCGAGGGCCAGAATCGCGCGACCGGATCGATCAACCAGGCTCAAGGGTTGGAATACAGCGGCAAGATGGAACGGATCGGCGGCGAAATGGCGCGCAACGCATCCTATCTGACCGCCGCCGGCACCGTCGCCGGCGCCGGCTCGTCGATGCTCAAGACCTACGGTGCCTATAGATATCCAAATCTATACGGCCGCACGGGTGTCGGCTGATGGCGAAGCTGCCAAGCGTTTCCGATCTCGGTCCTGCGCCATCGGTGTCCGGCGACCGGCCGGTTGGCACCTATGACGTTGGCGGCTTTGTCCGCGGCGGCCAGGCGATCGCGCAAGGCACGGAAAATCTCGGCAAGGGGCTCGGCGCGCTGGGCGAGGGCGAGGCCGAGCTCGGCATCGACAGGCAGCGCTACGAATACGCCGTCGCGCATTCCGGCTTTCTGACCGATCATATCGATCTGGAATCCAAGCTGGCGCACGACCAGGACTACGCCACGTTGCAGCCGCGCTACGAGCAGCAGGCCAAGGATCTGCAAGAGAAGTGGGCCGGGCAGATTGGCAATCCGGCTCTGCGCGAGCGTTTCATTGCGGCGACCGGGCAGCAGGTCGCGCAGGGTAACGCCAAGACCAAAGAGCAGGCCTTCAAGCTCGAGGGCAATACCAACGTCGCCTATGTGCAGAGCCAGGGCGAAAACCTGATCAACAAGACGGTCGCGGACCCGACCAACGATCCGCTGATCGACCAGTCGCTGCAAAGCTACGGCGCCATGGTCGACGGTCTGCAGGGCCGCGGCTTTATCACGCCCGAGCAGGCGCTGGCGATGAAACAAAACCACGCGCATCAATTCGCGATCGCACATGGCATTGCCCGCAGCGAAGTCGACCCGCAAGGCACGCTCAACGAATTGCGCGCCGCACCCGGCTCGCCGGAACAGATCGACAACCGCATCATTCAGGTGGAGTCGAACGGCAACCCGCTGGCCAAGTCGAAAACCTCGAGCGCCTTCGGCCTCGGGCAGTTTACCGACAAGACGTGGCTCGATCTGATCAAGCAGGTGCACCCGGAACTGGCGCAAGGTCATTCCGATGCCGAGCTGTTGTCGTTGCGCGCCGACAAGAACCTGTCGCGCGAAATGGTCGCCGCCAACCGCGAACAGAACACGGCCTATCTGAAAGGCCAGGGCCTGCCGGCGACCGCCGGCAATATCTATCTGGCGCATTTCTTAGGCGCCGCTGACGCCGCCAAGGTGCTGCGCGTCGATCCCAATACGCCGGTTGCCGACATACTCGATCCCAAAGTGATTGCGGCCAATGCCTCGATCCTCGGCGGCAAGACCGCCGGCACGGTGGCGCAATGGGCCGAAGCCAAGATGGGCGGCGTCGGGCCCGGCGGCGGTCATCTGTATGACATTCTGCGGCCGGATCAGCGTGCGGTGCTCGAGCAGCATGCCATGGGCGCGCTGCACCAGCAGACCGCCGACACGATTTCGACGTTTCACAATTCCGTGCAGGACGACGTCGCGCAAGCCAACCGCACGGGCGCTGTCGCCAATCCGAAAGGACCCGAGCAATTCATCGCCGCCTATGGCGCACAAGCCGGTCCGCTCGCTTATAAGAACTATCAGGCCGATCTGGCCGCCGGCGCTGACCGCACGCGCTTTGCCGGCATGTCGGTCGACGATATCGGCAAGGTGATCAAGGACTATACGCCGGAACCGGGCGCAGGTTATGCCGCAGCGTCGAAGCGCCAGGACGACTTGGTGGCCTCGGCGCAGGCCATCCTCAAAGAACGCCATGACGATCCGGCGAGTTTCGCCATCGGTCGGCTGCCGGTCGTGCAATCGGCCTATCAGAACCTGACGAAGTTGTTGGCTGATCCGACGGCGGCGGCGGAAGCCAAGCAGGCCGCGGCGCGCGACTTCGCCACTAAGACCGTCATGGAGCAGCAACGTATCGGCATTCCGGCCGACGATCAGCGGCTGCTGCCAAAACCCTATATAGATCAGCTGGCGACCAGCATTGGCAATGCGGCGGCATCCGAGGATCCGCAGGCGCGCGTCGGTTTGATCGCGCGCATCCAGAGCGAGGCCGCCTTGTGGGGCGACAACTGGCCGGCGGTCATGCGCCAGCTGGCGCCAAACGTCGCGCCGATCGTGCGGGCGATTGCCGCCGGCGCCGATGTGCCGGCTACGACGCGGCTGTTGTCGCTCGGCAAGGACGAAAACCCGGGCAAGATTCTCAAGGAGCAGAACGAAACTAAGTTTAAGGATCTAACCACCAGCCTCAACGATACAATGGCACCGTTCCAGCATTCTTTGGTGGGGCGGCAGTTGGATCGCGATTATCCGGGCTATTACGGCCTAGCCGAGAAACTTGGCGCGCTTTATGTGCGCGATGGTGACAAGCCCGACGTTGCTGCGCAGAAGGCGTTCAATGCGCTGATTGGAAACCGCTACGACTTCCGCGATACCTTCCGCATTCCGAAAAGTGCCGGCGTTTCGGCTGATGAAGTGCAGCGTGGCACGCTGGCGGTGCGCGCGATGTTTTCCGGCAGCAAGCAGATCAGCTCGAATTTTGAAGCGGCGACCGCAGACTTAAAGCTGACGCCGCAAGAGCAGGCGCTTTATCAACGCCACGTTACCAATCTGACCGGCCCGGGCGGCGTGGATAACGCCGATGGCAGCCGGTCGACTCTGTCTCAGATGTCAATCGAACGCGATGGTAAAACCTACAATGTGCCGACTGTCTGGGATGGCAAGATATTGCCGCCGGCAGACGCGATGAAGCGCGCCGACCAGGAAGGCCTCGACAAGTTTCCCTCTTACGGCAGCCAGTCGGAAGCTGAGGCTCGCTACGCGCAAATGCATAGCTACATGGAAAAGGACACCGCTCAATATCTACAGCAGCGCAAGGCCAATCCGTTTGGCGCCAAGCCGCCGATCGACGACATGCCCGGACGAAGCAATGCGGCGGAAGTCGACATGCGTCTGGTCGGCCGCGATGCGACGTTGGTCACGGCACCCGACAGCAGCGGACTCAACATGGTCTACAACGACAAATTTGTGCGAGGGGCTGACGGCAACGCGCTGATCCTACCCTGGCAGCAGCTCGCCGGCATCGGCCGCACGTTTACATCCATGCATCGGGAAGCTCTCGCGCGCCGCGGGATCTCCACGGCTGGAAAGTTCGCGGACTAGCGATGGCCGAAGTTTTTTCCCAGCCCGACGATCTCGGCGAGATCCGCGCCTCCGAACTGCATTCTTCGCTTGGCGAAAGCCTGAGTGCACAATTCGGCGAAAGCTTTATGTCCGGCGCGCGTACGTTGTTCCGGGGCGGGCAATATGCTGCCTCGGAAGGCAACGTCACCACGGCGCCCGATGAGTTCGGCGGCATGCGGGTGATCGGCGACAAGCAGGTCGAAGAAATGCCGATCGACGATGCCGTCGCTCGCGTCAAGCAGGAAGGCCTCGACAAGCACATCAAGCTGCCCGAGCAACCGAGCATTAAAAGGCCGGTGCTCGATTTGATGATCGCTCATGGCCATGAGCGCGCCGACTACGAGGCGGCGGTGAGCCGCGGACCTCGTGGTTTCATCCCTGATGCGCTCGGCTTTGCCACCTCGATCGGTGCCGGCATCATCGATCCGGTCAATATCGCGGCGTTTTCTATTCCGATTATGGGCGAGGCCCGCTTCGGCATGCTGATGGTCAATGCCGGCGAGAGCCTGGCAGCGCGCGCTGGCATCCGCGCGGCGGTCGGCGCCGGCCAAGGCGCGGTCGGCGGCGCGGCGCTTGTGCCGGGTGACTGGTGGCTGCACACCAAGGACGGCCAGGATTACACCATGGCCGAAGCGCTGCGTTCCGTGCTGCTGAGCGCTGGGATGGGTGCGGCGTTTCATGCCGGGTTTGGTGGCCTTGGTGACATTCGCGCGCGCATGACGGGGCGGCCCTTGGAAGGGTCGTCGGAAGACCAACTTACGCAGGCGCTTCTGGCAAATCCGCGTGCGGCCGCTGAAATCAAGGCAGGGGAAGCGCGGCCTGGTGAAGAGGTGCCGGGAGTTTCGGCGGCGCCGGAAAACGTACCAGTGGTCGCGGCTGAGTCATTGCCGCCTAATCATCCGGCCCACGTTCTTGCCGACCTGCCGCCGCGTGCGCAGGAAGATGTCGTGCGCTCGGCGATTGCTGACATGACTCAGGACCGCCCGGTGCGGGTTGGGGAAATGTTGCAGGAAGCCGCCAAGGAGGATCTGCGGATTGCGGAATCGCTCAATGGTGCCGGGCGCCGTGAAAAGGCGCCACAGTCGCTGCTGGAATTTATCGCGGCCAATGGCGGTATCAGTGAAAAGGACCCGTTGGTCGCCGATTTTCTTCAATCGTTTGGCGGGAAAAACCCGGCGTTGCGTGGGATCGGCAAGCTCGTGCGATCAGATGGCAAGAGCCTGGACGCGATGCGTGAAGCTGCGGTCGAGGCCGGCTATCTCCGCGACCCCGCAGCCGAGCGCGGCGATGTGACCGAAAGCACAATCAACGACCTGCTTTCAGCGGTCGATAGCGAAGCGCGCGGCCAGCGACAGTATCCGGCTGGACACGAGGGTTTCTTGACGCCTGCCGCGCGGGCGGGGCTCGAAGAGCACAGCCAACATGCGCGTGCACAATTTCGCCGCGACGCTAACGAGACGATGGATACACTACTCGACGATCGCGAGATCACCGATATGCGCAAGCAACTCAAGGCGCGCGCGTTCTCGATCATGGAAGCTACCGGCAGTAACGATCCAGAGTCCGCGATCCGCCGCTCGCTCGATGAATTTGGAATGGGGCGGCCTGAGGATGCCGAACTCTCGGCGGACGCTGCCGTTGCTCGCTCGGAAACTTCCGTGACCATTAATGGCGCGACGCGCCGTGATACACGCCAGCGCGCCAACTGGCAGCAATTTGAGGACCCGCTTGCGAGTTATGACGATCCCGTGGCGGTAGCGGAATCGAAAGAAGCGGCCGCAACGCCTGAGCCGGCATCAATTGACATTGAAAAAGCGCCGAGTGCTGCCGAGGCGGCCGCCAAAGATGCCGACAAGCTGCTGGCGGACATCAAAGAAAAACTCTCGGATGAGGAATGGCGCTCGCTCGAAGACGCGCTGAATTCTGTCGAACAGGATAAGACGGCGCGCGAGCAGATCGCGCGTGACGGCGCGGCATGTTTGGCCGCGGCAATCGCTTAGGAACAAATCCAGATGGCCAGCCGCAAAGACTGCATTGACGACATCGCGAAGAAAACCGGGCGCTCGCGCAAGGATGTCAACGATATCCTCGAGGACATTCTCGACAGCGCGGACGAGTATCAGCGCGAGGGCCTATCGCCGGACGATGCCTATACCAGGGCGCGCGACGAGAAGTTGAAGCAGATCTACGAGGCCGCCGCAAAAGATCATCGCGCGGCGATCATGGATGGCCGTAAGGAAATAATGCGCCATCGTTATTACGATAGCGTGGCCAAGGCGATCGCCAATCTTCCGATAAGCGACAAGCTCAAGGCCAAGTTTGCTACGCAAGCGGCGCGGTTGGCGCTCGAGGCGAAGCTGGTCGGTGTCAATCTGCCGTTCTTCAAGGGGCGCAATTCGGTCGATGCACAATTCATAGCACTGCGCCGGCTTTGGGTCGGCGGCTTTTCGCGTGATCTGGAAGCCGATGGGCTGCTGAAAATCTTTGCCTCGCGCGAGATCGAGGATAAATGGGCCGACGAGTTGTTTGAAGTTAATCGCGGCAAAGACGGCAATCCTGGTGTCACCAAGGACGCGCAGGCGCTGGCAATCGCCAAGACCATCCAGAAGTGGCAGAAATCGTCAATGGCCTCGCTTAACCGCGAGGGCGCCTGGGTGCGCTCCTATTTTGGTTACATAACCCGCAGCTCGCACGATGCCGACGCCATCCGTGCCGCCGGCCCGGAAAAGTGGGTCGCTGACACCATCGGTAGGATTGATCTCAAGCGTACCTTCGGCAGCATGGATCGCCAGCAAGCGCTCGATGCGCTGCGCGAAATGTGGACGCCGATGAAGAACGGCGACCATTTCGACTATGGCCGGCCGATCGACGAGCCACTTTATCCGGATATCGCCCGCCGATCGTCGGCGACCCGCGAATTGCACTTCAAATCTGGCAAGGATTGGCGCGCCTACAACGAACAATACGGCGTCGGCAATGCCACGCATACTGTGGTGCAGGCGCTGGTGATTGGCGCGCGCCGTACGGCGCTGATGAAGGAATTCGGCACGCGGCCGGCTGAGGCGTTTGAGAAAGATATTGCGCACCTCAAGGCCAGTTTGCAGCAGGAATCGAAGGCACAAACCTCGCGGTTGTCCGCACTCGAGCAGACGTTGGAATCACCTAATGCCGATGCCGCCGCCAAGGCCAAGATCGAAACCGAGATGGCCGCGCTGCGTGAGCAGATCAAAGTAAGTTCCGGCAAGTTTGAGGACTTCCAGAGCTGGGAGCAACCGCTGCGCAACCGCTTTGCGCAGATCGACGGGTCCTCGCAGCGCCCGGTCAACCGCACGCTTTCCAACCTCACGGCCAACTGGATGGCGATCCAGCGCATGTCGAAGCTTGGCCGCGTCGCGCTGACGCACTTTGCCTCGCTGCCGACCAAGATGATGGAGGCGCGTTATTGGGGCATCCCTTTTGAGGAACGCTTCGGCTCGCTGTTTCGTGGGCTGACGCAAGGGCTGGAAGGTTCAGCCAAGCGCCAGGCGCTCGATGCCACGCTGGTGGCGTTCGAGAACCGGCTCGGCCACATGATGGCGATGTACGACGTCGCCGATGCGCCGGCCGGCTTCTTGGCCAAATGGGAAACCACGTTCTTCAAGCTGACCGGCGTCTCGAGCGTGATCGACAACCAGCGCGGCGACGCCGAGGCGATGTTTGCGTCGCACTTAGGGGCCAAGCGCGATCAGGCCTGGGCCGATATCGGCCGCAAGGAGCAGCGCGTGCTGCAGGGCTTCGGCCTCGGCGAAGCGGAATGGAAAGCGCTGCACGGCGTCGAGTGGTCGAAATTCGGCGAGCGGACTTATTTAACGCCGTCCGACGCGCTGAAATTATCCGACGACCAGGTCAAGGCCTACCTCAAGGAATCAAAGACCGAGCTGGTACGCCATGAGCCCAACGCCGACGATATCGCCAAGGCGCGCGAGGATCTGGCGACGCAACTGGCGACCACCTATTCGGACCGTGCCGGCTTTGCCATTCCGATGCCTTCGGCCCGTATCAGGGCGATGATGTTCGGCAAGAATTTCGAGCCGGGTACCGGCATCAACGCTGCGCTGCGGCTGGTGTATCAATTCAAGCTGTGGCCGGCCGACATGGTGGTGCGCGCCTGGGGCCGTGAAATGTACGGTACCATCGGCGACGGAAGGCTCGACAAGATGGCGGGCCTGGCGGAAGCAGCCGTCGGCGCCATCGTGTTCGGCGTCGCATCCGAGCTGGTGCGCGACGCTATCCAGGGCAAGAACTCGCTCGAAGAACTCAAGCACAATCCGCTCGGCCAGATCATCAAGGGCGGCCAGCGCTCGGGCTTTGGCTCATTGGTTGGCGACTATCTGCTGGGACAGTTTGATCGCCACGGGTTCTCCGCGGTCGGCTCGCTCGCCGGTCCGACATTCTCGCAAATCGACACGCTGATGGATCTGCTGCACGCCGGCGGCCAGACCAAGGAGGGCGTACTCAGTAAGCCGGCGATGCGCCAGCGCGGTGCCGATCTGATCCGGCTGATGCGTGACAACACGCCGTTTATGAATCTGTGGGCGACCTCGCTCGGCATGAACACGCTGGTCTGGCATCGCCTGCAGGAGTGGATCAATCCCGGCTATCTGGCGCGTTCCGAGCGTCGCCAGCGCGACCAGCAGGGCACGCAATACTGGCTGTCGCCGTCCAAGACCGACGCCTACATCACCGGGCGCCGAGCAAGCCCGTTCTGAAATGAAAGAGACAAACAATGGCTACCACTGACCGCCGTGGCGTCTCGGTCGATGCCACGGACAGCCCTATTGCCGGTGATCCGAATCCGGGTTTGGCAATCAAGGTGCCGGTGCGCGTGACGACGACGGCCAACATCGCGCTGTCCGGCCTGCAGACGGTCGATAGCGTGGCGCTGGCTGAAGGCGATCGTGTGTTGGTCATCAACCAGACCGACCCAACCACTAA